TTTGATTGACCTAGACGATCCTGATGCCCGAAATAGGCAGCTCGTAGACCTACTTATGCAGGCTTTGGCCACGCGGGGGTTCATCAAGGCCGACCGCAGCGGTAATAACGCGGTGCGTTATGTCCGCCTGCCAGTCGGGCAGAACACCAAACCGCGGGCCGCCGGCGAGTGGGCGGTGCAGCTCGACACCTGGCGCCCATCAGTGCGCTGGTCCCTCGAGGACGCCTGCCACGCGATCGGGATTGACCTAGACAACCTGCGGGCTGCGTCGCAGGTGCAGACCACTAAATCTGCATCAACGCCGGGGCAGGGCGTGCACGCGGGCGAGATGATCGCGGGCCTGACAGATCCCAATCCGGGACAGCGCGTGTACCACGAGTCGATCACGCGCCTGGCCGCCAGCCTGGTGTCCAACGGCATGTTCCCTGGGGCGGCCGTGGAGTTCCTGCGCGACCTGATGCACCAGGTCAAGCCGGCCGGGCCCGAGGAGGAGATCCGGCGCTGGCAGTCGCGGTACGACGAGATCGAGCGGGCGGTGCGCAGCGCCGAGAAGTTCGCGCCTGACAACCGCAAGCCGCCCAGCATCACCGTCAACCTGGGCAAGGCGGCCGACGTCGACCCCGAGACGGGCGAGATCACCGCGCCTGCATCACCGGCGGCCGGCGACCTGGTGCCGATGGACTGGGGGGCGCTGGCCCACACCAAGCCCGAGCCCACGGCCTGGCGCCTCGAGGGCTGGCTGCCCGAGGGCACGGTGACGCTTCTGGCCGCCAACGGTGGCGTGGGCAAGTCGAACCTGTCCCTGCAGCTGGGCGTTTCCCTGGCCACCGGTCAGCAGTTCATGGGCATCGACACCAAGCAGAGCCGGGTCCTGGTGCTGTCAGGCGAGGACGAGGCGCGCACGGTGCACTTCCGCGTGGCCAACATCTGCCAGGACCAGGGTGTCGAGATGTCGACACTGAACGGCCGCATGGCCGTGTACGACCTGACCCAGGCCGACTGCGTCCTGTGGCGCGATGGCCACCCGACCGAGCGCATGCAGTGGCTGGCCGACACCGCCGTGCGCACGCGCGCCGAGGTGATCGTGATCGACAACGCCAGCGACGTGTTCGCCGACAACGAGAACGACCGGACGGCCGTGCGGGGTTTCATGCGGGCCCTGAACCTGATCGCCCACGTCACCCGGGCCGCGGTCCTGCTGCTGGCCCACGTCGACAAGGCCAGCGTGCGCATGGGCGCCGGCCAGGACACCAACAGCACCTTCAGCGGGTCGACCGCCTGGAACAACAGCGCCCGCTCGCGCTGGGCCATGGTCCGCGATGGCCAGGTCGTCACCGTGCGCCACGAGAAGTGCAACCTGGGCCCCCTACAGGACGAGCTGCGGGTGGAGTTCGATCAGGGCAGCAAAACCTTCAAGCGCTTCGGGACGATCCCGGGCCAGGCTGCTGCGGCTGCGCTGATGCGCAACACGCAACGCGCTGCGATTCTCCGACTACTTGCCGATGCCGAGAACGCCGGGCAGCGGCTAAGCATGAGCGCTCAGGCCAACAACAACGCCTGGCTGGCGCTGCGGGGCGCCGAGCAGTTCCCGCGCATCGAGCGGCGGGACTTCTTCTCGATGCTGTTCGAGCTGCAGCGCGATGGCCTGCTCGAGGAGATCGAGTACGTCCGCGAGAACCGGACCAAGGCCAAGCGCGTGGTGCTGACCGAGCCGGGAAGGCTGCGGGCGGCTCAGGGATCGGGCGCGCCGGCGATGTGGAAAGGTGGAAGTGATGAGTGACCCATTCAAGATTGACAGTCCGACCTGCATCAGCTTCAGCGGCGGCAGGACCAGCGCGTACATGCTGTGGCGGGTGTTGCAGGCCAATGGCGGGCTGCCGCCCGATGCCGTTGTCACCTTCGCCAACACCGGCAAGGAGGACGAGGCCACGCTGCGGTTCGTGCAGGCGTGCTCAGACCATTGGGAAGTTCCCATCACGTGGGTGTAATACCAACGCGAGGCGCCCAAGTACAAGCGCGTCACGTTTGAGACAGCCAGCAGGGCCGGCGAGCCCTTCGCCGAGCTGATCGCCGCCAAGAGCTACCTGCCCAACCCGGTGGCCAGATTCTGCAGCGAGGAGCTCAAGGGCAAGGCCATCGAGCGGCTGCTGGGCCCAGGTGACTGGGAAACCATGGTCGGCGTGCGCGCTGATGAGCCCAGGCGCGTGCCAAAGCTGCGCGCTCGAGGTCTGCTGCTGCCGCTGGTCAGCGCGGGCGTCACCCAGGCCGATGTGCAGGCCTTTTGGCGCGCTCAGCCCTTCGACCTAAAGCTGGAGTTCCGCAACGGCGTCACGGCGCTGGGCAACTGCGACCTGTGCTTCATGAAGGGCCCGCAGCAGATCGCGGGGCTGGTCAAGGACAAGCCCGAGCGCGCGGTGTGGTGGGCGCGGCAGGAGCAGGCGGTCGGGGCGACCTTCCGCAGCGATCGGCCGAGCTACTCGGACCTGCATCGGTTCATGGTCGACCAAGCTGACATGTTCAACGACGAGGGGACGCTGTCGTGCTTTTGCGGGGACTGATTGGGGGCTGCACGCGCTGTGCACGCGCTGTGCACGTGCAGTGCATGTGCATGGTCGTGCAGGTGGGCGCAAAAGCCCCTCAAAAAGGGGGCTTTGCACCTGCACGCGCACTCGCTCTGTAAGGGGTGTGGGGAGCGCGTGCACGTGCAGCGGGTGCACGGGCGTGGATCGGGGTTTGATGGGGGTGAAGCATGAGTGCTGAGGGCGCGTTGATCGTTCTGCTGCTGGCGGCGATCTTGGGGTTCATGGTCGGCGGCTGGATTGGGCTAGCGGTGGCCGTTGTGGTCGCGCTGGCGTGGCCGGCGTGATGCGAGAATCTGGACATGATGGAAACGCAACATCAGGCTGAGGTCGCGGCTCCGAAACATGGAGCGGAGAAGGAGCGGCCGCGCAGCCCGCTGAGCGGGGCGCCGCTGCCGGTCGGCCGGCAGAAGGGCGTGCCGAACAAGCTGACGCGCACGATCCGCGAGGCCGTCGAGATGGCCGCGCGTGACTGCCACCCCAAGGGCCTGGCCGGCTGGCTGGTGGAGCGGGCGCAGGGCTCGCTGGGCGATCGCCAGATCTTCGCCGCGATGGTCAACAAGGCCATGCCGCTGCAGGTGAACACCAACGTGGACGGCGGCATCCGGCTCGAGCTGGGCTGGTTGTCGGCGCGGCAAGTGGGCACGCCTGCGGCACAAATTCAGAATCAGCCTGCGCAAGTGCTTGATCTGCAACGGGAAAACGACGGCACATACCGGATCATTGATCCGACATCAGGCGCCGAGGGGGTGCCGGCCACGCCGGCGGCAGCAGGGGGCGACGCGAATAGCGGCCCGCCAGGCCGCTCGGAGGGCTGAGGTGGGGCCCTGGCCTGACCTGCTGTGCGATCGGGCCTCCTGCGCCCTGCTGGGCCCCTGCGCGGGGCACTGCCGGCCGCGGACGATTCCTGACCCCCACCCCCCCGTCGAGCCGGTGGGGGGAGGGGGTGCCGAGGCTGGGGCCCCCCGCCCTTTTCCTCTACCCCCCACCAACCTTATGAGCAATCCTCAACACGACCCCGTCAACCACCCTAGCCACTACACCGCGCACCCGAGCGGGGTGGAGTGCATCGACATCACCGAGCACATGAACTTCTGCCTGGGCAACGCGATCAAGTACGTCTGGCGCGCCGGCCTGAAGTCGGACAGCCCGGTGGAGGACCTGCGCAAGGCGCGCTGGTACATCGACCGCGAGATCCAGCGCTTGACGCGCGGATGAACATCAACACCGCGCCATGAATTTGCAGGAATACCAACCGCGCCAGGTGTTCCTGCCGCTGCACAACCGCGACCGGCGCTGGACGGTGGTCGTGGCGCACCGGCGCTGCGGCAAGACGGTGGCCATGTGCGCCGACCTGGTGCTCGGCGCGCTCGAGACGTCCCTGCCCAAGCCCCAGTTCGCCTACCTGGCGCCGCAGCGCGACCAGGCCAAGCGTGTGGCGTGGGGTTACCTCAAGGATCTGACGCGGCCGTTCTGGTCGCGGCCGCCGAATGAGTCGGAGCTGAAGATCACGCTCAACAACGGCCACAAGGGCGAGTCGACGATCTACGTGGCGGGCGCTGACAACTACGACGCCCTGCGCGGCATGTACTTCGACGGCGCGGTGCTGGACGAGGTGGGCGACATGAGGCCGTCTGCTTGGTACACGGTGATCCGACCGGCGCTGTCAGACCGGCGCGGGTGGGCCATCTTTGCCGGCACGCCCCGCGGCAAGAACCTGTTCTGGAATTTGCGCGAGGAGGCGCGGCTGAACCCTGGCACGCACATGCTGCTCGAGCTTCCCGCGTCCAAGACCAACATCATCCACCCCGATGAACTGCGCGACGCCAAGGCGCAGATGACGCCGGAGGCGTTTGAGGTCGAGTACGAGTGCTCGTTTGATGCGGCGGTGCCGGGCGCGTACTACGCCAAGCAGATCGGCGACGCCTATGAGCAGGGCCGCATCGGCAAGTTCCCTGTCGACCCGGCGTTTCCGGTCAACCTGGTGGCCGACCTGGGGTTTACCGACAGCTGCAGCTGGTGGGGCTGGCAGGAAACGCGCGATGGGTATCGCGTCGTCGACTTCTACGAAGCGGACAACCAGCCGATCCAGCACTACATCGACTGGGTAAAGTCACGCCCGTACCGGGTCAACGCGGAGGGCGTCTTTTTGCCCCACGATGCCCGCGCCAAGTCGCTGCAGACGGGCAAATCCATCATCGAGCAGTTCCTGGCCAACGGCATCCGGCCGCGGATGGTGCCCGAGATGTCGCTGCAGGACGGTATTGAGGCCGCGCGCCTGGTGCTGCCCAAGTGCTGGTTCCATGAGGAGGTCACCTACGACGGCGTCGACCACCTGCGGGCGTACATGCGGGAGTGGGACGAGAAAACCCAGACCTACCGCAACCGGCCCAAGCACGACCAGCATTCTCATGCGAGTGACTCGTTCCGATACCTTGCGCTTGCTGCGCGTCCGGTGGTGGGGAAATCGCACCCCAGTCCTAAAATCTCGACACCTGCGGCCAAGAGCATGAACTACGCGTTCGCCCTTGACGACATCTGGGACTGCGGTCCCCAACAGAGCACAAGGATCGGGTGATGGACAACAACGCCAAGATCACCAGCGCGAGTGATTTCCAAAGCACCCCGGCGGGCCTGGCGCAGCGGTGGTCGACTGAGATTGAGGCGTCACAGCAGGAACTGGGCAAGTTCCACACGGACGCCAACCGCATCACGCAGCGGTATCTGGACCGGCGCGACGCGTATGCAAAGGATGAGAGCAAGGTCAACCTGTTCTGGTCGACGATGAAGGTCCTGCTGTCGATGCTGTACGCGCGGCCACCCAAGGCCGACGTCAGCAGAACCTTCCAGGATTTTGAGGACGACCAGGCCCGCGTGGCCGGGCTGATGCTGCAGCGGATCCTGAACCGCGGCTTCGACGAGAACGTCTCGGTGTGGGACGCGGCCGTGCGGCAGGGCATTGAGGACTGGCTGATCGTGGGCATGGGCCAGATCTGGCTGCGCTACGAGGTCAAGACCGAGCCCTATGTCATTCCGGCCGTGTTCGACGAGTTCGGCATTGAGATCCAGCCCGAGACGGAGGCCGAGCGCATCGTCGACGAGGACGCCCCGGTCGACTACATCTACTGGGAGGACTTCTTCTACTCGCCGGCGCGGACCTGGCCCGAGGTGCGGTGGGTCGCCCGCCGCGTGTGGATGACCAAGGACCAGCTGGTGGAGCGTTTTGGCGAGGAGATTGCCGAGGTCGTGCCGCTGGGTGTGCAGGTGCGCAAGGCTGACGTCAACGACCAGTCGCCCAAGCACGACCCGTGGTCGAAGGCCGAGGTGTTCGAGATCTGGTGCAAGGAAAACAAGAAGGTCTACTGGTACGCCAAGGGTGCGGACGTCATCCTGGACGTGAAGGACGACCCTTTGCAGCTCGACGGTTTCTTCCCGTGCCCCAAGCCGCTGGCGGCCAACGTCACGAGCTCCAACTTCATGCCGCGCGCGGACTACATCTTTGCGCAGGACCAGTTCAACGAGCTCGACGAGATCAACACCCGCATCACCTGGCTGACCCGCGCGGCCAAGGTCGTGGGCGTGTACGACAAGTCGGCCGACGGCGTGCAGCGCATGTTCAACCAGGGCGCTGAGAACCAGCTGATCCCGGTGGACAACTGGGCCCTGTTCGCTGAGAAGGGCGGCATCAAGGGCCAGGTGGACTGGGCCCCGATCGACATGGTGACTAACTGCATCGAGCGTCTGCGCCAGTACCGGCAGGACAAGGTGATGCAGATCTACGAGGTGCTGGGCATCTCCGACGTGATGCGGGGCTCGAGCCGCGCTAGCGAAACGGCCACCGCGCAGCAGATCAAGGCGCAGTTCGGATCGACCCGGATCCAGCTGATGCAGTTTTACATCGCCGACTGGATCTCGCAGGCGCTGCGGATCAAGGCCGAGATTATCTGCAAGCACTGGCAGCCTGAGACGATCATCAAGCGGTCGAACATCGAGCGCACGCCCGACGCCGCAATGGCCTTTGAGGCCATCGCCCTGCTCAAGGACGAGCACATGGCGCAGTACCGGGTGAACGTCGAGGCCGACAGCATGGCCGCGCTGGACTGGGCCGCCGAGCGCGACGCCGCGGTGCAGTTCATGCAGGGCCTGGGGGCGTTTATCTCCCAGGTGGCTCCGATGGCGCAGTCGGTGCCGCAGGCGGCCCCGGTGCTGATGTCGCTGCTGCAGTGGAGCGTGTCGAAGTTCCGCGTGTCGCAGCAGATCGAGGGCGTGCTCGACCAGGCGATCGGCGCGCTCAAGCAGCAGGGTCTGCCGCAACCGCAGGGCCCTAGCCCGCTGCAGCAGGCTGAGGTGGCCGAGAAGATGGCCGGCGCGAAGGAGCGCCAGGCCAAGGCCGTCAACACCGAGATGGACGCCCGCATGAAGGCGATGCAGATGGGGATGCTGCAGCCGCAGCCCCAGCTCCCGCCTGCCGCCCCCCAAATGCCGCCCGTGGGCGGGCCGATGCAGTGAGGTGACGCATGGAAAAAGCAAACGAGTTCGTCACCAAGCTGCTGGCCGATCGGTCGGCGGCGCATGTTGCGCACTGGGCCACGGGCAGCTACTCGGCGCACGTCGCGTTGGCTGAGTTCTACGACGCGCTAGTCGACCTGGTCGACGGGTTTGTTGAGCAGTACCAGGGGTATTACGCCAAACGTATGGAGCCCAAGGTCGTTGGCCTGGCGGTGAGTGCTGAGGGCATTGACGACATGCTTGAGCTGTCGTGCGAGTGGATCGAGGCCAACCGATACAAGGTCTGCGACCGCGACGACACGTCGCTGCAGAACACGATCGACGAGGTCGTGAAGCTGTACCAGACCACGCTCTACAAGCTGCGCATGCTCAAGTGAGGACGACATGAACAAGCAAGGCCTTTACGCAAACATCCTGCGCAAGCGTGAGCGCATCGCAGACGGCAGCGGCGAGCGCATGCGCAAGCCCGGCTCGCCCGGTGCTCCGACGCGGCAGGACTTCAAGGACGCTGCCAAAACCGCCAAACCTGAGAACAAATGACACGACGCCGCTGGATTCAGGACCGTATCACGGGCGAATTGATCGAGGTCACGCCCGACCACCAGGCCGAGCTGCGCACCGACTCCGGCGCCCTGTGGGGCGATCGCAGCTATGACGGCCTGCGCGCCACCGACGGCACCGACATCAGCTCGCGCAGCAAGCACCGCGAGTACATGAAGGCCAATGGCCTGGCCACGGTCGACGATTTCAAGAACACCTGGGCCAAGGCTCAGGAACAGCGTGACCACTACCGACAGCACGGTGGCACGTTCTCACGACGCGACGTAGAGCGCGCGATTCATCAACTCCAAAACAAGAGATAACCATGGAACCCACGACACTCCGCGACGAGATTGAGGCTGCCCTTGAGCAGACCGAGGCGCCGGAGGCTGCACCAGCAGCGCCGGCGTCAACACCCGACCCCGCGCCTGCGCAGAATTCGGCGCCGGTTGCCGAATCTGCTGCCGAATCTGCAGAACCTGCGCAGAACCTCGACACGCTCGCAGAGGGCGAAAAGCCCGCAGATGCGCAAGACCTTGCTCAACGCGAGAGAGACGAAAACGGCCGATTTAAGCCAAAAGAGGAGGGCATCCAGCCAGGCCCAAAGTCAGGACCGCGGCCGAATGCTGGGGAGCGTGCCCCGGCATCTTGGCGCCCTGACGTGCGCGAGCACTGGGCGCAGTTGCCTGAGACGGTGCGCTCGGAGATCCACCGCCGCGAGGTCGAGGTGCAGCGCACGCTGCAGGAATCGGCCGAGGCCCGCAAGAACTACGACGCCGTGATGCGCACGGTGGCGCCTTACGAGGCGTTCATCCGCGCCGAGGGCTCCAACCCCATCCAGGCGATCGACAACCTGATGGCCACCGCGGCCAAGCTGCGCACGGGCACCGCGCCCGAGCTGGCCTCAATGGTGGCCGGCATCGTCAACCAGTTCGGCATCGGCCGGTTTGGCAATGGGTTCATCCAGGCCCTGGACAGCGCCCTGGCCGGCCAGTCGCCGGTGGTGGATCCGCAGCAGGCCGCGATGGAGCAGGTGCTCAACCAGCGCCTGGCGCCGGTGCAGCAGATGCTGTCGCAGTTCCAGCAGGCGCAGCAGATGCAGCAGCAGCGCGTCGCGCAAGAGGCCCAGTCCGAGGTCGAGCGCTTCTTAGACCGCGCGGAGTTCGGCAATGACGTCCGCGAGGACATGGCTGACCTGATGGAGACGGCCTCCCGGCGCGGTCAAAACCTGAGCCTGGCCGACGCCTACAAAAAGGCCTGCCTGATGAACGACCGGGTGATGAGCGTGCTGCGTGCGCGCAAGCAGTCGCGCGGAGCCCAGCAACAAACCAAAGCCGCTCAAAAGGCCCGATCGGCCGCGGTCAGCGTTTCCGGCTCGGCGCCGGTGGGCGCCCTGCAGCAACCAAGCACTGACGTTCGGTCGGCCATCGAGGCGGCTATTGTCCAAAGCGCACGCTGATGGATAATTCGCACCACAGGGAAGGGCAACTTTCCCTTGGTGTGCCCAAGCACCCCAGCCACCGCAGCTCCTGGGAGACGCACCGCGTCCCACCCACGACATAGACGGACTGAGATCGGTTCGCGTCGGCGCATCTGAACTGGTGGGCGAAAGCCCGTAACAACCCAACTCAGATGAGGAGTTAAATCATGGCATTCCCAAATGTCTCAGACATCGTCGCAACGACGATTCAAAACCGTTCGCGTCAGATCGCGGACAACGTCACCAAGAACAACGCCATCCTGGCCAAGCTGAACCAGCGCGGCAACGTCCGCACGATCAGCGGCGGTAACGTGATCTTTGAAGAACTGTCTTTCGCTGAGAACGCGAACGGCGGTTTCTACTCGGGTTACGACCTGCTGCCTGTGGCTGCTCAGGACGTGATCTCGGCTGCCGAGTTCCAGATCAAGCAGTACGCTGTCCCGGTCGTTATGAGCGGCCTGGAGATGCTGCAGAACAGCGGCAAGGAGCAGTTCATCGACCTGTTGGAGGCCCGTCTGAACGTGGCTGAAAGCACGATGATGAACCAGCTGTCGCAGTCGATCTACTCGGACGGCACCGGCTCTGGCGGCAAGGAAGTGACCGGCTTGAACGCCGCTGTGCCTTCTGATCCCACCACCGGCACCTACGGTGGCATCAACCGCGCGACCTGGTCGTTCTGGCGCTCCAAGCTGTACGACTTCAGCACCGCCACCGGCGGCAACGCTACTGCGGCCAACATCCAGGCCGGCATGAACAACCTGTGGGCCCAAACGACCCGCGGCGCTGATCGTGTTGACCTGATCGTGATGGACACGAACTACTGGTCGCTGTACATGGCCAGCCTGCAGGCTCAGCAGCGTTTCACCAGCCCCGAAACCGGCAACCTCGGCTTCCCGTCCATCAAGTTCATGGACGCAGACGTGGTGCTGGACGGCGGTATCGGTGGTTTCTGCCCGGCGAACACGGGGTTCTTCCTGAACACCAAGTTCATCAAGTGGCGTCCCCACAAGGATCGCAACATGGTGCCGCTGTCGCCCAACCGCCGCTATGCCATCAACCAGGACGCCGAGGTGCAAATCCTCGCCTGGGCCGGCAACCTGACTGCCTCTGGAGCTCAGTTCCAGGGCCGCATGCAGAACTAATTGGTGGGCCTGTCGTGGGTCACCCTTCCCAAGGGGTTGGGGTGACCCACACCCCTTGGGTTTTTTGCCACTAGGAGATCACCATGGCAGCAACATTTGGCGCAGCGGTTTCTGCTGCAGCTCCCGCAGTAGTTGACACCGCCGCGTCGCAAGACACCGGCGCTGTCTGTGAAGGCATCGGCCTGACTGGCGCCGACGAGGCGTCTATCAGCGGCTGGCGCATCGGCGCGTCTGCAACGACGACCGATCTCAAGATCGACACCGGCGACGGCCCGGGCGTTTGATCATCAACCACCACTAGAAAGAAAAAACCATGCAACCCACGACACCTACCGTATTCCCTGAGATTCCTATCCCTCAGCCCGACGAGAACCGCTACGCGCACGACTCGCGCCTGGTGGTTGAGTTCTTCCGCAAGCCCGTGCACATGGAGGCCAAGAGCCGAGAGGCTGGCCGCGCCATCTACGAGGAAGTGGACTACCTGCGCATCTACACGCCGGGCGACAAGTCCAGCGTGATCGAGCGCCCCGTCAACGTGCTTGACGAGCAGCGCTTTGCTGATCGCTACAGCAAGTGGAAGGCTGGCCAGGAGCAGGCCATCACCGGCACGCCGATCACGGTGCTGCCTGGCATGACGCCGGCGAAGGCTGAGGAGTATCGCTACTTCAAGATCTTTACGGTCGAGCAGCTGGCCGAGGCTCCCGACAACGTGGGCCAGAAGTTCATGTCCTTCCAGCAGGACAAGAGCCGCGCTAGGGCGTTCATGCAGGTCGCGGCCAACAATGCCCCGATCGAGAAGATGAACGAGGAGCTGCAAAAGCGTGACCAGTTGATTGAGGACATGCAGGCTCAGCTCGAGGCGCTCAAGGCGCAGATCAAGCCCAAGCGCCAGGTCGCAGCCACGGCCGACGCTGAGTAAACCGGAGGACGGGGATGGCCTTCCAGATCGTCAACGAATCAACCCTCTCGGCCATCGTGCAAAACGTGGCCGGGATGGTGGCCTACCCCGTCCCAAACGATCCTGCGGGCTCTGAGGATCCTGCGGTCCAGCAGATGGTGCAGGCGGCCAACATGGCCGGCAACGAGCTGCTGTCGATGTTCGACTGGCAGGAGCTCATCAAGCGCCACGCGATGACGATCCAGGCCTCGGAGTCCAATCAGCGCGAGCGAGCGTTTGATCTGCCCGAGGACCTGTTCAAGTGGGTCGACCAGACCAACTGGAACGCGACGACGCAGTTCCCGTCGCTGGGCCCGGTGTCGCCGCAGATGTGGCAGCAGCTGCTGATTCGCACGACGCTGCCCACGCTTTCGTTCTACTGGCAGGTCCGCGACAACAAGATCTACGTGCTGGCTCCCCCGAGCTCGCCGCAGATCATGAGCGTGTTCTACCTGTCTGCGGGCTGGGTCCGCGACCAGGACGACCCCAACCTGTACAAGAACCGGCTCACAAAGAACGGCGACGTGGCGCTTCTCGACGCCACGGTTGTCACGCTCTACACACGCGTCAAGTGGCTTGAGATGAAGGGCCTGGACAGCAGTGCCGCGATGCGCGACTTCAGCATCGCGTTCGACAACCGCAAGAACACCGAGAAGGGTGCGCCCGTGCTTTCCATGGCGCGCGACTTCCGATTCCCCTACATCCAGCCGCTGATCAACACGCCCGACACGGGCATGGGGGGCTAAACCATGCCGTTGGTGCCAGTCAAGCCCTTCAAGGTGCCGCGAAGGGCTGCCGCCGCTCAGGTGGCGCAGTCCAACGTGATCCCCGCACCGACGGGCGGATTGAACTACCGCGACCCCATCTCGGCGATGGCGCCTCAAGATGCGCTTGTCTTGACCAACATGATCCCGCGTCAGCAGGGGTGCGAGCTGCGCAAAGGTTGGCAGGCTTACGCCACCGCGGTCACCGTGGCCAGCGTGCCGCAGGCTGTCGACTCGATCTTCAGCTACACCGCGCCCAACTCGGCCAACAACAAGGTGTTCATGGCCGCCAACGGCAACATCTACGACGTGACGGCTGGCGGCGCCCCAGTGCTTGCAGTGACTGCCACTGGCAGCTCCAACGATGACTGGTGGACGACGCAGTTCTCGACGGCCGCTGACACGTTCCTGTTGGCCGTCTCGCCTGGCGCCGGGTACTGGACCTACAGCACGACTTCCGGCTGGGTCAACCGCACGGGCACCGTGACGGGGATGACGACGTCGGTGCGCACGGTGGCCGTGTGGAAACGGCGCGTCTGGTTCACTTTCGACGGCAGCCCTAATGTGGCCTACATGGACAACGTGGACGCGATCACGGGAACCGTGACGTCGTTCCCCATGGGCTCGATCCTGCGTAACGGCGGCTCGGTTTCAGCGCTGTTCAACTGGACGATCGACGCCGGATTCAGCGTGGACGACTTCCTGGTGGCGGTCGGCACCGAGGGTGATGTGGCCGTGTGGGAGGGCACCGACCCGACTAGCGCCACGACGTTCAACCTCAAGGGCGTCTGGTACGTCGGCCCTGTGCCTAAGTTCGGCACCTACTTCACCCCGTTCGGCGGCGACGTGATGATCGTCAGCGAGCTCGGCCTGGTGCCGATGTCGCGCCTGATCACTGGCCAGTATTCGCAGGATGTGCAGGCCGGCGGCCCGGCATCGAAGATTCAGTCGGTGTTTGCGCCCTTGGTGCGCAGGCTGCGCAACAACCGTTACTTCAACGTGTTCGTGGTGCCATCGAGCGAGGTGCTGGTGATCAAGCTGCCAAACGACGGCGGCACGTATCGCCAATTTGCGATGAACGTGACCACCGGCGCCTGGTGTGAGTTTGTCGGCATGCCGATGCGCTGCGCGACGGTAATCGGTGGCCAGCTCTACTTCGGCACCGAGGACGGGTTTACCTGCAAGGGTCTGTTCGGCGACCGCGACGGCGTCGACACGGTTGGCGCCGGCGGCAACTACGTCGAGGGTGATGTGCAGACCGCGTTCTCGCACTTTGGCACGCCGGCGCAGAACAAGAAGTTCGGCATGGTTCGGCCCATCTTCATTGCGCTGGCGCCGCCAGCGGTCAAGGTGTCGGTCAACACGCAGTTTCAGTTCTCGTCGCCTGGCGGCTCGCCTTTTTACTTTGAGGCCGATCCCGGCCTGTGGGACACGGCGACGTGGAACCAGGCTACCTGGACGGGACAGAACACATATCAGGCCTGGGCCGGCTCGGCTGGCCTTGGTTACTACGGGTCGCTGCGCATGAAGGTGCGTGGCCTGCCGCAGACGGTTTTCACGTCGGCGCACATGTTGACTGAATTGGGTGGGGTGATGTGATGGCAACTGCAGCAGAGATTTCAGCGCTGTATCAGCGGTATCTTGGCCGAGAGCCAGATGCTGGCGGCCTTCAGTTTTATTCAAACCCAGACTTCTCGCTAGAGTTGATTGAGAACGACATCCGCAACTCGCCGGAGGCCGAATCGGTGCGGGCGCGTGCAAGCGCCACGGGCAGGCCGGCGACGCGAGACGAGATCAACAGCCTGTACCTCGAAACGTTTGGTCGCGCCGCAGATGCAGCTGGCCTGGACTTCTATGACAACAGCGACTTTTCTGTTGACCAGATCAGAAACAACTTGCGCAGCTCGCCCGAGATGCAGGGCATCCAAGCGCGCCAGTACGCAACCGGCACACCCGCTACACAACAGGAGATTGAGCAGCTGTATCAAACTGTGTTTGAGCGGCCGATTGACAAGGAAGGCCTACAGTTTTACGACGCATCGGACTTTTCTGCAGATCAGATCGCCGAGCAGCTGCTCAAGTCGCCAGAGCTCAAGGGTATGCAGGCGCGCCAGTACGCTACCGGCACGCCTGCTACGCCTGACCAAATTAACGCGCTGTACAGAGAAGTTTTTGGCCGAGATGCAGACAAGGATGGGCTGCAGTTTTATGGAGGCTCTAGGTTCTCGGTCGACCAAATTCGTCAGCAGCTGCTGAATTCTCCCGAATACCAGGCGGCGGCTGCTCGCCAGTATGCGACCGGCAACCAAACCACAAGAGATCAGCTTAATCAGGCGTATCGAAACGCCCTCAGTACGGGCGGCGCTACCGCCACAACCGTGCCCACATCAACGCCCCCGGCGACCACGCGACCAACTTCGCCGACTCCTAACGCGCCTGCGGCATTTTTGACAAGCACCACCGAGGGCCGCGCATCGGGCAACTTGGCTGCACCTGCGCAGTATCAAAGTTCTTTGATTAGGTCGTTGCGTGACGCATCACCGGCAGGCTTTAACAACCCCGGCTTCACGGTGTACTCCAACTCTAATAATGGCGCGCTGCCGACGCTGCCAGTACCAGCCCCGGCTCCTGTAGCGCCAGCCCCTGTGGCGCCAGCACCTGCACCGACAGCGCCGGCTCCCGCGCCAACGGCTCCCGCCCCCGCGCCGGTAGCCCCGGCTCCGGCTCCGGCTCCGGTGACGGCGCCCCCGCCGCCAACCTTTACCTCGCCTGCGCCTGCTCCTGCTCCTGCGTCCGCGAATGATAGTCAGACGGACGATACCGACACGGACGATACATTTGGTGTGCTTTTGTCTGACATGGACGACGACACGCTTGGAAGCGTGGATGACGTCAACGGCGCAGACTTGGATAGCGACCAGTACAGCTTTGGCGTTCTGATGGATGACGTGGACGACGCCGGCTCATCTGACGACGTTAACGGCGCCGACCTGGACAGCGATCAGTACAGCTCGGACGTTAACGGCGCCGACCTGGACAGCGATCAGTACACGTTTGGTGTGCTGGACTCCGACATTGATGCCGCCGACTCGCTTGGCAGCGTCAATGACGTTAATGGCGCCGACTTGCAAAGCGATCAGTACAGCTTCGGCGTGCTGATGTCGGACCAGGACCCTGTGCGCGAGGAGATCATCGACGTCAACCAACTGATCGACGAGTTGGATCTGCTGGCGTTTGCAAAGCAAGCTGAGAATAAGCTGCAGGAAAAGTTCGGCGACACGGAGTTTGCGCACCAATGAAGCTCGTGACCGATCAGCCCGGCGAGTACCCCGTCGTCTGGGAATGGATGAACAAGCGCACGCGGCTGCCGTGGAGCAGCGACCTGCGCACGATCGCATCCATGAGAGACGACGGGACGATCTCGAGCGCGGTCGCGTTCAATGCCTGGACGATGTCGGCCTGCTGGATTCACGTTGCGTTTGACGGCCCGCATGGCCTCAATCGGCGCCTTTGGCGCGCGGCCTTTGACTATCCATTCGTAAAATGCGGCATGGAGGCCATCTACGGCTTGACGCCCAAGAACCTCGACGAAGCGCTGCGGATGAATGACAAATTGGGATTCCGCAGGATCGCTGAGACGATTGACTGCGTAATGTTTGAAATGCGGCACGACGAGTGCCGCTGGATCAAGGAGAACGCTCATGGGCGGCAAAGGTCGAGCACCAGCAGCACCTGACTATTTGGGCGCTGCGCAGCAGCAGGCGGCAGCTTCGAAGGAGCTGACCAATATCCAGAATTTTGCTAACCGGCCGTCGATCAACACGCCGTTCGGTTCGCAGTCCTGGAACACGTCTGCGACCACTGATCCCGCGACGGGGCAGTCGGTCACGCAATGGACCCAGAACAACACACTGGCGCCTGGCCTTCAAAGCGCTCTTGATGCGCAGATAGGGCTGCAGAACGACCGCTCGCGGTTGGCTAGCGGGTTCATGGATCGTGTGTCCAGTGAATATGCGCGCCCGTTTGACTTTGCCAGCCTGCCGCAGATGACCGAGGCCAATGCGGTTGGAAACCTGCAGACGCGCGCGACCGACTACACGCCGGGGATCAGCACTGCGTTCGGGTTTGGTGGTCCGCAGGGCAACGTCCAGACCGAGTCTTTGCAGCGGGGCCTGAACACGGGCGACAACCCCAACTTGCCGCAGATTGACAGCGGCTATCGGGACCGAGTTGCTGACCAGTTGATGCAGCGCATGCAGCCGACGCACAACTACCAGCAGCAGCAGCTTGAGACGCGTCTAGCCAACCAAGGTTTCACGGTCGGAAGCGAGGCCTACAACCGCGCGCTAAACGAGCTTCAGCAACGGCAGGCCAATGAGCGCTTCAACGCGCTGGACATGGCCGGCAACGAGGCCCAGCGCTTGTTCGGCATGCAAATGGGCTCTCGCCAGCAGGCGTTCAACGAGGACGTCACCGGCGGCAACTTCACCAACCAAGCCGCCAACCAGGCATTCAACCAAGGGCTGCAGGCAGGTCAGTTCCGCAACCAGGCGATCGGCCAGGAATACAACCAAAACCTGGGCGCGGCTCAGTTTCAGAACCAAGCGCTTGGTCAGGCCTCCGCGTTGGATCTGGCACGCATGCAGGCGCAAAACCAAGCGGCCGCTCAGCAGTACGGCCTGAACCAGCAGTTTGCTGATTCACGCAACCGTCTGCGCCAGCAGGCGATCGCCGAGCAGATGCAGCGCCGCGGCATGTCTCTCAACGAGATGAACGCGCTGCTGTCGGGGCAGCAGGTGAGCATGCCGCAGATGCCGTCGTTCGCGGCCGCTCAGCGCGCGGAGACGCCCAACATCCTGGGCGCCACGCAGATGGGCTACGACGCCGCGCTGGGCGCTGCCAATGCGCAAAACGCTGCGTTTGGCAACTTGCTGGGAGCCGGCGCGCAGCTAGGCTCGGCCGCGTTCATGTTCTCTGATCGTCGCCTGAAGTCCAACATCAAGCGGGTGGGCACGCACGCGATCGGCGTGGGCATTTACGACTACACAATGATGGGAATGCCGCAACGCGGTGTGATTGCACAAGAGGTGGAGCGCGTGCGCCCTGACCTGGTCAAGCGGCACGCCAACGGCTACCTGATGGTGAACTACGGAGGCCTGTGATGAACGACAACCTGATGTTCGACTACCTGTTGGAGATGGGCGCTATGCGCCCCGAGCAGGATGAGCTGCGTCGCAAGCAGGCCATGGTGGACGCGCTGCGCGGCCGCGCTATGGAGCCGATGCAGGGCCAGATGGTCGGCAAGCACTACGTGGCGCCCGGTATCGCCAACGCGATCGCGCAGATGGGCACGGCCTACATGGCCGGGCAGCAGCAGAAGGGCGTGGACGCCGGCATGGCTGGCATGAACGAACGCCAGCGCCGCGCGCTTGAGGACATGCGACGTCGTCGCCAGGGCCTGACCGGCACTGGCGTCATGGACTACGGTGACCGCGATCCGATGGCGGGGTACTGATCATGGATCCGCTGACCTTTTCTGAGGACGTCGAGCGCCGCAAGCGGGCCATGCTGCCGATGGCCATGAGCTCGCTGGTGTCGCCTGGCGGGACGCTGTCCAACAGCGTGCAGCCTGGCCAGGCGCTGCCGATGAGCATGCGTCAGCGGCTGGGCAAGGTGTACGACGAGCTCGACAAGATCGAGGGGCAGGACGTCGACACTTCGGCCCTGCAGGCCTTTGCGCGTCAGCAGGGCCAGGCGGGCGAGCAATCCATGCTCAACGCGCTGGCGGCCCAATACGCCGGCGAGAACTTTCAGCCGGTGCAGGCGCAGTTCCTCAAGCGCGCAGCAGCAGCTACCGAGCCCATGAAGATTGGCGGCGGCATGCTGACGCCGGCTGGCGAGTTCATCAAGGACCCGTTCGCCTCGCGTGATGCGCGCCGCGGCTCTCTTGAGCGGCAAGCCACGACGCTCGGGGCCATGATCGATCGGCAGGAGAAGGATGAGCGCGATCGTCGTGACCGGCTGCAGCAGCAGGACTTTATGAACCAGTACCGCCAGGACATGTTGGGGGTGCAGCGCATCGCGGCCGGTGGGGCCGACAACAATCGCCGGTTCACGGTCGAGGACCGCATGGCTGACGACTACGAGCAGGCGACCAAGAACGACCGCACGGTCATCTCGGCGTTCCAGAACCTGCGCGCAACCCCGGCAAGCGCTGCTGGCGACATCTCGTTCATCTTCCAGTACATGAAGATGCTTGACCCGGGCAGCGTGGTGCGCGAGGGTGAATTTGCCACCGCGCAAAACGCCGCCAGCGTGCCGGATCAGATCCGAAACCAGTACAACCGCGCGCTTAGCGGCGAGCGGCTCAACCCGGATCAGCGGCAACAGTTCCTGCAGGCTGCCGGCGCGCTTGCTGATGTGGCAGGGCGCCGCGTCGAGCAGCGCCGCGCGGAGGTCAGGGACAAAGCGCAGCGGCGTGGCGTCGACGAGCGCAACATCATCGGCGATGACAACGGCGCCGCGGCAGATCCTCTCGGCCTGCGCAAGGGGAAGTAAGTGGAAAAGATCAAGCTCTCCGACATCCGCGCACAGTTCCCGATGTACGGGGACTTGAGCGACGAGCAGCTTCTGATGGGGCTGCGCAAGCGGTACTACGCCGACATCCCGGCGGCTAAGTTCTACGACAGGATCGACTTTGACACGCAGCGCACAGACCCGACCGCGGGCATGAGCACTGGCGAGAAGTTCCTTGCCGGCATGGGCAAGTCTTTTGTCGACCTTGGCCGCACCGCCAAGCGCATCGGCAATTTTGTCGGCATTGGCGATTACGATAAAGCTGCTGCAGCCCGAGACGAGGAGCTCGACAAGCCGCTGATGAACACCACCTCCGGCAGGGTTGGCAATATCGCGGGCGATGTCGCCTTGACTGCCGTGCCTGGTTATCGGCTGCAAAAAGGCCTTACGACTGCGACAGGAGCGGCGGCAAAGGTGCTGCCAATGGCTGCGCAGCGTGCCACAACAATTGCTTCCCCTTATGTGGGCGCTGCGGGATCGGGCGCTGTAATCGGCGCTGCCACTAGCCCAGAGGACATGGGCGAGGGCGCGACCATGGGCGCATTGGCTGGTGCCGGTGGCGAGGCTGCCGGGCGCGTGGTGGCGGCCGGGTACAAGGGCGCCAAGGCAGCGGTCGAACCATTGTGGCAAAGCGGCCGCGAGCGCGTGCTTAAGCGCACGCTTGAGCGGTTCGAGAGTCAGCCTGGCGCCGTCGCGCGGTCGGTCAATGCTCCCAGCTACGTGCCTGGCGTCACCCCGACCCTGGCCGAGGCCACGATGGACCCGGGCATCGCGCAACTGCAGCGGGGCGCCGCCAGCCAGTCGACCGACGTGGCCAGCGCGCTGGCCGAGGCGCGCGGGCGCCAGGTGGCCGGCTACCGCCAGGTGCTTGACGATCTCGCGGGCACTGATGGTCGGCGTGAGTTCTATGACGCGGCGCGTGAGACGGCGGCCGACCAGCTGTACGGACGCGCCCGCGCTGAAGGCCTGCAGATGACTGAT